TGATGGCTACAGAAGGTTGGAAAGATCTTTTGGAAGACATTGACAATATGATTGAACCTTTGAATAATATATCTACAATTGAGGACGAAAAAAGTCTACAATTTAGAAAAGGTGAACTTTCTATTCTCACATGGCTGAAAAACTTGAAACAAGTCAGCGAAAGAGCCTACGAGGACTTAAATGAGAAGAATGTTTGATTTCGTCTGTGAAAACGGACATAGAACAGAAAGATTGGTTGATTATGAGGCAACCAGTCTAATGTGTGAGTGCGGAGCTACAGCCAACCGAACTCTCTCAGCGCCAGCTTTTAAGTTAGAAGGTTGGTCTGGTCATTTCCCAACTGCCCATGGCAAGTTTGAGAAAAGCCATACTGACAAGCTAAAAAGCGAACGCAAACTCAACTCATAAGCAATAGTGCCGAGTTGAATCTCCTACAACCGATTAACGGCAGGAAAAAGGAAAAATATGTTGATTGATAATGACAAAGAATTGCCTGGTGAGTTAGAAATCGAAGAGCAAAAGATTGCTTCTAAACCAGAACTTCCTGAGAAATACAGAGATAAAAGTCTGGATGAGATAGTAAAGATGCACCAAGAGGCTGAAAAGCTAATTGGAAAGCAAGCTCAAGAGGTAGGCGAAGTTAGAAAACTAGCCGATGAACTTATTAGACAGAACCTTGGGTCTAAACAACAACAGATTAAGCAGGACGAGCCTGAGATTGACTTTTTTGAAGACCCAAAGAAGGCAGTTCAAAGGACAGTTGATAGTCACCCTGACATTGTAGCTGCGCGTCAAGCAACGCTAGAAATGAAAAGGACACAGATTCAACAGAGGTTAGCGCAAGATCATCCCGATTTTGGCGATATTGCTAAAGATCAGGACTTTGCAAACTGGGTTAAATCTAGCCCTGTTCGCATTGAGTTGTTCAAGCGAGCCGATGCTGAATATGACTATGATTCTGCCAATGAATTGTTAAGCACTTATAAGCAACTTCGTGGCGTTAAGAAACAGCAAAGTGAAGCATCTAACGAGGCTACACGCAAGCAGAATCTTAAAGCGGTAGGAGTTGATGCGGGTGGTTCTGGTGAGTCATCAAAGAAGGTTTATCGTAGGGCTGACCTTATTCGGCTGAAAATGCAAGACCCGAACAGATACGATGCTTTAAGTGATGAGATCATGGCAGCATACGCAGAAGGTCGGGTTCGTTAAAATTTGTTTTAGGAGATTTAATCATGGCTTTTCCAACCCCAGCAGTAACCACAACCACCGCAGCAACCTTCATTCCTGAGATTTGGAGTGATGAAATTGTTGCCGCCTACAAGAAGAACCTTGTATTGGCAAACATCGTAATGAAGATGAACTTCAAGGGCAAGAAAGGTGACACAGTTCACATTCCAGCTCCTACTCGTGGTTCAGCATCAGCTAAAGCGGCTTCTACAGCCGTTACTCTGATTGCCGCTACAGAGACTGAAGTTCAAGTTTTGATTAACAAGCACTATGAGTACTCACGCTTCATTGAGGACATCGTAGAAGCACAAGCATTGAACAGCTTGCGTCAGTTCTATACTGCCGATGCTGGTTATGCTTTGGCTAAACAAGTTGATACTGATCTGATCCAATTGGGTCGTGCCTTCAATGGCGCTACTGTTGGTACAGATGACTATGCAACTAGCAACACTACCACCAAGGCTTTCATCGGTTCTGATGGTACTACTGCTTACAACAGCACTAGCTCCAATGCCGCTGCTTTGACTGATGCTGCTATTCGTCGCACTATTCAGCGTTTGGATGACAACGACACTCCTATGGATGGTCGTTTCTTCATCATTCCTCCCTCAAGCCGCAACACTTTGATGGGTCTTGCCCGTTATACCGAGCAGGCTTTTGTGGGTAATGGCGATGCAATCCGCAATGGTGAAATCGGTCAACTGTATGGTATCCCCGTGTTCACAACAAGCAATGCTGACTTCGGTGCTGGTAACTCTGGCGCTGACCGCATCTGCTTGATGGGTCACAAGGACTCTATGGTTCTGGTTGAGCAAGTTGGTGTTCGCTCACAAACTCAGTACAAACAAGAGTACTTGGCTACTCTGTTCACATCTGACACATTGTATGGTGTGAAAGCTATGCGTACTGCCGCTACAACTGGTGCAGCTTTGTCTTCCAGCGCTTACGCTCTGGCAGTTCCAGCCTAATAGTTGCCTTTTCCCCTCGCCTTAATCGGTGGGGGGATTTTTTCTTAATCTAGGAGGAATCTAATATGGCAACCGCATCATCGGTAACATCTCGCAGAGGTAACGACCAATTCCGTGGAATTTTTAGCGACACTTGGGTAGTTCGTGCTACTTTGGACGCTGGTTCTTTGGTTGATGGCGCAGGCGAGACAGACGACATCACAATCCCTGGCGTAGCCTTGGGTGATATGGTCATTGGCGCATCTTTGGGTGTGGATTTGGTTGGTTTGACAGTTACAGGCTATGTCTCTGCTGCAAACACAGTCAAGTTCCGTATTCAGAATGAGTCAGGATCAACTGCAGACTTGGCTTCAGCAACACTCCGTGTTGTCGTAGCTCGCATGGTCTAATAAAGAGGGGGCTAATAACCCCCTTTTTTCGGAGAATATATGGCTACTTATCGTTGTCTTCAAAGCGGTCAAACTGTGACTTTTACCTATCAACATGATATTGATAGCATGAAGGGTCATCAAGGTTATGTCAGAATTGACCAAGAAGAAGTTGAGAACAACGATAAGCCGCTAGTGCTTGCTCCACCAACCCCTATCAAGAAGGCTGGCAGGCCAAGAAAGGTAGCAAATGTCTGAGATTGATCCAAGAGAGTTTGGCAAACTTGAAGCTCAAGTTGAGGCTCTCCAGAATGAAGTTCATGCCTTGCGTCAAGACATTAAGACTCTCTTAGAGATGGCTAATAAGTCTAAAGGCGGTATGTTCGTTGGAATGGCTATCGCATCTGTTGTAGGCGGTATCATTTCTTTTGTTGCCACTAAGATGATTCGATAAGGAAATATCATGCCACAAGTAGGAAGCAAGAAGTTCCCATATACAGAAAAAGGCGAGAAAGAAGCCAAGGAATACGGGAAAAAGAAGGGTATCCCAGTAACTGTGATGATTGCTATTGGTAAGCCAAAAATGAGAGGTATGCCTACTCGTGGCGGCAGAACAGCAACAAACATGAAAAAGACTGGTCGTGGCAAATGAAAAAGACTAAAGCTGAAGCCAAAATCTCAAAGGTTATGCGTGAGTACAAGTCTGGAACACTTCATTCTGGAAAAAAAGGCCCTGTAGTTAAGTCAAGAGACCAAGCAGTTGCTATTGCTTTGTCAGAGGCAGGCAAATCTAAACCAAAGGCTAAAAAATGAAACAAGGACTCTACGCAAACATTCATGCCAAACAAGAGCGAATTAAGGCGGGGTCTAAAGAGAAGATGAGAAAGCCTGGTACTAAAGGCGCTCCTACTGCGGCAGACTTTAAGGCGGCTGCTAAAACAGCTAAGAAAAAGAAATGAAATCTCCAACTTGGCAAACAAAAGCAGGAAAAAACCCCAAAGGGGGCTTGAACGCCAAGGGCAGAGCATCTTATAATGCAGAAACGGGTGGCAATTTGAAGCCACCAGTAAAGTCGGGCGACAACCCTCGAAGGGCCTCCTTTTTAGCACGCATGGGCAATATGCCTGGGCCTGAGATGAAAGATGGGAAGCCTACCCGACTTCTCTTATCTCTGAAGGCTTGGGGTGCATCGTCCAAGGCAGACGCTAAAGCTAAAGCAAAAGCGATCTCAGAGAGGAATAAGAAATGACAACCTATTTACAAGCAGTCAACGATGTGCTTGTTCGCTTGCGTGAAGAGGAAGTCTCTACTGTTTCCGAAACTCCTTATTCAACATTGATTGGCAAGTTTGTCAACGATGCAAAGCGTCATGTTGAAGATGCTTACGAGTGGAATGTTCTTGGTACAACCTCTACCATTACAACGACTTCTGGCACTTATTCATACTCCTTGACTGGTTCAGGGCAGAAGTTCCGTGTCCAAGATGCCATCAACTCTACAAGCAAAATTGGTATTGACAACATACCATTTGCGACAATGAATCGTTATTTGAACTTTGGCACTCCGTCAAACTCAATTCCACAGTATTACACCTTTGATGGCGTTGATTCCAATGCTGACACCAAGGTTACATTGTTTCCGATTCCTGATGGCGTATATACCATCAAGTTCAGCTTAGTTGTTCCTCAGGCACTTTTGTCTAGTGACAGCACAGTTATCTCTGTCCCTGCTGAATTGATCGTTCAGAATGCTTATTCAAGGGCTTTGGTTGAGCGTGGTGAAGATGGTGGATTGAATTCTTCAGAGGCTTATCAACTGTATAAGTCTATGCTGTCTGACTACATTGCTACGGAAGCTACTCGCTACCCTGAATTTGGCGTTTTTGAGGCTGTTTAATGGCTCAACCTATCCAAACCTTCAGCATCTCTGCGCCAGGCTTCTATGGTCTGAATACGCAAGATTCTCCATTGGATTTGGCATCTGGCTTTGCGCTTGTTGCTACCAATTGTGTGATTGACCAATATGGTCGTATTGGTTCTCGCAAAGGTTGGGCAAAGGTTAATTCATCTACTGGCAATTTAGGCTCTAATGATGTTGGCGTAATCCATGAGTTAGTTCAAACTGATGGCACATTGACTGTCTTGTTTGCTGGCAACAATAAGTTGTTTAAGCTCGGTACTTCTAATGCAGTTACTGAGTTGACCTATGGGGGGGGTGGTACTGCTCCTACCATTACTGCAAGCAATTGGCAATGTGCCTCTTTGAATGGAATCACATATTTCTTTCAAACTGGACATGATCCATTGATTTACGACCCTGCAGTAAGTACAACTACTTATCGCAGAGTGAGTGAGAAGTCTGGTTATGCAGGAACTGTTCCTTCTGCTAACTTGGCAATTTCTGCCTTTGGTCGTTTGTGGGTTGCCAATACTACTTCTGACAAGACAACAGTAACCTTTTCTGATTTGCTTACTGGTCACATTTGGACTGGTGGCACTTCTGGTTCTTTGAATGTCAACCAGATTTGGCCTAATGGTGCTGATGAAGTTCAGGCTTTGGCTGCTCACAATGGTTTCTTGTTTATCTTTGGTAAGCGTCAGATTCTTGTTTATCAAGGTGCGACTACTCCATCGACAATGACTTTGTACGACACCATTGGTGGTATTGGTTGCATGGCTAGAGATTCTGTCCAGACAACTAGCTCTGATGTGATCTTCTTGTCAAACAGCGGTGTTCGTTCTTTGATGAGGACTATCCAAGAGAAGTCTGCTCCTGAGCGTGATTTGTCTAAGAATGTTCGTAATGACTTGATGACATCTGTAGCGGGTGAAACTTTGTCATCCATTAAGTCTGTCTATTCTGAGCGTGAAGGTTTTTATCTGCTCACAATGCCAACTTATAAGTCTGTTTATTGCTTTGATACAAAAGTTCAATTGCAAGATGGCTCTTCAAGAGTAACAACTTGGGATTCTATTGAGCCAAAGTCATTCTTATCTCGTAGGAATGGCGATCTGTACATTGGTAAAACTGGCTATATTGGTACGCATACTGGCTACCTTGACGATACTGCCACTTATCGAATGATGTATTACACGAACAATGCTGACTTAGGCAATGTTAATCAAACATCTATTCTTAAGAAGATTTCTGCTGTTGTGATTGGTGGAACTAATCAGACTATCACTATCAAGTGGGGTTTTGACTTTAAGAGCAATTATTTAAGTGCCAATGCAACTATCCCACTTCAAGGTGTTGCTCAGTATGGTATTGCTGAATATGGTGCTAATGCTACAACTGTAGCTTATTACTCTGATGGTATTGCATTAAACACTTTGACTGTTTCTGCAACTGGTTCTGGCAAGGTTGTTCAAACTGGTTATGAACTTGTAATTAACGGGGCACAATGCTCTATCCAGAAAATTGAAATTCAGGCTAAGAATGGGAAAATATCGTGATTTTCATTCTTAAGAAACTAAATCAAGGAATTTGATATGTCAAATTACACCAAAAGCACCGACTTTGCGTCTAAAGATAATCTATCTTCTGGCAACCCTTTAAAGATTGTTAAGGGTACTGAGATTGATACTGAGTTCAACAACATTCAGACTGCTATTGCAACTAAGTTAGATTCTTCTAATGCTCCTAGCGGCACGATTGTTGGCACTACAGACACTCAGACTCTGACAAACAAGACTTTGACTAACCCTACTGTAAACAACTACACAGAGGGTGTTGTTGCTATTGGTACTGTTACCACTACAAACACTTTGTCATTGACAAGCGGTACTGTTCAGACTGCTACTTTGACAGCATCTACATCTTGCACCTTCACAATGCCTACTGCTACTGCGGGTAAGTCATTTATCTTGTTGCTCAAACAAGCGGCTACGACTGGTGGCGGTACTGCTACTTTTACTAGCGTTAAGTGGAATTCTGTTACTGCTCCAGTAGTTACTTCTACAGCAGGAAAGATGGATATTTTCTCGTTTGTGTCTGATGGTACTAATTGGTATGGTACTGCTGTTCAAGGATACACACCATAATGTTTGCAGCGCTTAACACCATTTTCTCTGGAACTACAACTCCATTGGGTGAGACTGTCTATACGACAGCAGGCACTTACACATTTACTGTTCCATACAATGTCACAAGCATTTGTGTTTTGTGTGTTGGTGGTGGTGGCGGTGGAGCAGGAGGTGGAGCTTCTGATGGTGGTTCATCATCTTTTGGAAGTGTTGTAACTGCTAATGGTGGAGGTGCAGGAAGTCCTTATGGCTCAACTGCTGGCGGTACTGGTACAACTATTAGCGGAAACATTGGCGGTGGTAATGGTGGAGCTGGTGGAGTAGGAACTGGCATTGGTGGCGGTGGCGGTGGTGCTGGCGGCTATTCTGGTAATGGTGGATCAGGTGCAGGCACTTCAACAAATTCAACATCAGGCTCTGGTGGCGCTGGTGGTGGAGGCGGTAAAGGTGCAGGCGGTGGTGGCGTAGGTTTATATGGTGAAGGCTCTAGTGGTAGTGGCGGTGGGCCAGTATCAGGCTATGAAACTGGTGGTGGTGGAGGCTCAGGTGGAGCTACTGCAGCTAACTCAAATGTAAATAAAACAGGCGCTGCTTATGGTGGCGGTGGCGGTTCAGGCACATCAAATGATGGTGGAGGTGGCGGTGGTCTTCGTTATGCAAATAGCGTTTCAGTAACACCTGGCGATACTTACACAGTTACTGTTGGCGCTGGTGGTACTGCAGGAACATCATCTGGTGGTGGCGGTAGTGGTGCTGTAAGGATTATTTGGGGAACAGGCAGAGCGTTTCCATCAACATACGCTGGCAATATCTAAGGAAAAATCATGGCAGTAGATCAAAAGATTATTGATAGCCTAGTTCAGCAAATTCTTGCTACTAGCGACTCATCTAAATGGGGTGGTGATGGCAAAGGTTCTGCCAAAGCCAATGCGACTGACATGGCTAACATTCTTGCAAAAGCTGGAATTACTGATGTCAAGCAACTTGGTGTTAAGCAAGAAGTTATCCCTGCTATGTATGGCGAGGGTTTGAATGAGCCTGAACGAGTTGTCAATAAGTACTTTAACAAAGCAACAGGCAAAGAACTTGAAAACACCTATGGTGAGAGACAGATTGGTAACTTCTTTGGCGGTACTTATACTGGCAAAGGCAATACTGGTTATGGTGTTGTTTTTGATGCTCAAGGAAATCCTCAGTTCTTTACATCTGGTGCATCTAGCTCTGATTTAACCAAAGACACACTTATTGCACTTGGTGTAATGGGTGGTATTGGTCTATTGACAAGCGGTATTGGTGCTGTTGGTACTGAGGGTTTGTTAGGTAGTGCAACAGAAGCGGCAAGTGTTGGCGCTACTGAAATTGGTGGTGCATTAGGCGCTGAAGGTGGTCTTGCAGGTTCTACTGTCACAGGAATGGGTGGTGGTACTGGTTTGACAGCGGGTTCAAGCGGTTTAGGAATCAATGCGGGAGCTACAGGAGGACTTGGCGTTACTGGTGGTGGTGCAGGCATTACAGCGGGTACTGGATTGGCAGGAACTGGTGTATTAACTGGTTCTACTCTTGGTACTAGCCTAGTGCCTGCTGGAACTTCTCTTGCAGGATTAACTAACACAGGACTTCTTAGCGGCTCTAACTTAGGTGTTGACTTGCTTGGTACAACTGGTACTGAATCTTTAACTGGTACTGGTATATTAACTGGTTCTGATTTAGGTACTACTTTAATTGGTACTGGCCCTACTACTGCCGTAACTACTGGTGGTGTTACTGGATTAACGCCAATAAATAATCTTGGCCCTGGTGCTTTAAATACTGGTGTAACTACAGGAACTGTACCTACTGTTACACCTCCAACACCTCCAGTTACTCCAACTACTCCAGTTACTCCAACAACCCCAGTCACTCCAACAACAGGATTGTTTAGTGGATTAACTGCTCAACAATTGGCTGGGTTAATTTCTGGTAGTCTTGGTACTGTTGGCGGTTTGATGCAACAACAGACTTCTAAAGAAGCCGCACAAGCCGCACAACAGCGTATTGATGCTGAAACTGCTGCGGCTAAACAAGCTGCTCAATTCCGTCCTGTTGGCATGACAACAAGGTTTGGTACTTCTAGCTTTAAATATGATCCTGTTACTGGTCAGATGATTAGTGCAGGATATGAATTAACTCCTGAAGCTAAAGCTCAACAAGATCGTTTGATGGCTTTGTCTGAGCAAGGTTTGACACAAGCAGAACAAGCACAAGCACAGTTTGCTCCTTTGCAAACAGGCGCTCAAAGTTTGTTTACCCTTGGTAACAAATACTTGGCTCAGAGTCCTGAGGAAGTTGCTCAACGCTACATCAACCAACAGATGAACTTATTGCAACCTGGTCGTGAACTTGAGTTGGCTAACTTGCAAAATAAACTGATGCAACAAGGTCGTTCTGGTTTGGCAGTTGCTCAAGGTGGTAGTTATGGCGCTACAACACCTGAACTTCAGGCTTTGTTTAATGCTAGAGCAGCACAAGAAGCTAAATTGGCGGCAGATGCTGAATTGGCTGGTCAACAACAAGTCACATTTGGTGCAGGATTATTGACCAAAGGTGCGGGAGCAATGGGCGACTATTATGGTGGTCAAGAGAAGGCTTATGCACCTTACACAATGGCTTCTACTAAAGCTCAAGCATTGGAAACATTAGCTCAGAAACCATTCACAATGAGTACTGATCTTGGTCAATTAAGCTCAGCTGCTGGAGCAAGAGTTGGTCAACTGGGATTGCAAGGCGCTCAATACAGTACAAACTTGGCAACTGGTACGGCAGCCACTACAAATCCATATTCAACAGTACTAGCTGGCTTGAGTGATCCTAACTCAACAATTAGCCAAGGCATTGCTGATTACATTAAGAAAAATTGGCTATAAGGAGAAAAACATGGCAGATATTATTCCTAGCTTGTTCGGGTTAACTCCTGAAATGTATGGTCAGCAACAACAAATGGGTGCTATGAATCGTGGCATTCAGTTGGCAGGGATGTCTCCAGAGGCTCGTGGTGCGGCTATGACTTATGCAGGCGCTGCTGGTCTTGGTCGTGCTGTTGGTGGTTTGCTTGGCGCTGAAGACCCTCAACTTCGTATGATTACTCAACAACAGGAAATCATGCGTGGTTTGGATATTACCGATCCAGTTGCATTGACTCAAGCGGCACAAAAAGCAAGTCAAATCGGTAATCAAGATTTGGCTTTGCGTTTGTTGACAACAGCAGATCAAATGGGACAGAGAGCCGCACAAAGACAAGCACAACAAGAGATGTTGCAAGCCCGTCAAATATCTCAACAAGCATTCCAACCAGGTGGTCAAGCGACCATGTATGGTCAACCAACACAATTCCCATTGCGGGATGATGAGGGTAATGTGATGCCTGGTGCGGGTGTTACTCAACCAAGTTATGACATCAAGCGAGTTGAGGCTCAGTTGTTGCAAACGCCTGCGGGTCGTGCTGAACTAGAAAACATCTATAAAGCACAAGAAGCGGCTGCTAAGACCAATAAACTTGCGGCAGAGGCTGTAACTGCACAAGCTAAAGCAGATGTTGCTTCACCAACAGAAAGAGCAGAATTGCTCAAGAAGTCGGCAGATGCTACCAAGGCTGTTATTGAGTCTCAGTTTACTCAAAGAGCGCAAGAACTTGGTTTGATGGAAAAGACTTGGAACATTAAGAATCTGCAAAGTGAGATTGGTACTAGAGGCGCTAAGTTGAACTTGGATACTCAGATGACCAATGCTACTGTTCTTGAGAAACTAGCATCAATCAACAAGATGAATACTGAGATTCCATCAGACACTCGTAAGTTGATTAACGAGACTGCTGTTGTAGCCGCTACTGCTAAACAATCTGCTGACCAATTCAATGACTTGGCTAACAGAATTGAGAATCTTGGTGGTTATGGCAAGTTGTCTAGTCTTGGTGAATTTGCAAAATCTACAATTGGTGCTGAAGGATACGAGACTTCTTTGCGTCAAGAGTACACTCGTTTGCGTAATAGTGCCGCTATCAAGTCTTTGCCACCTGGCCCTGCAACCGATAAAGACATTCAAATGGCTTTGTCAGGCTTTCCTAAAGACACTTCTAATTCTGCCAATATCGCTCAATTCTTGCGTGGTATGGCTAAGTTGCAAGATATCGATGCTTCTGTTGCTAATGCCAAGACTGATTGGCTTGCCAAAAACAATGGTACTTTGACAAGAGCAAACAACACATTTATTGCGGGTGACTTTACTGTTCGACCAGGTGAGTCGTTTAACGATTTCACAGCAAGAGTCGCTAAAGATGTGAATGCTCGTTATTCAGGTACTGGTCGTGAAGCTCAGAGACAGAATTTGATTAACCAAATTCCTACTCCTAGCAACCCAAGTCCTCAAGTTAATAACATAATGAGTGCAGCAGATGCTATTTTGCAAAGGGGTCGTTAATGGCAACAGCAGAAGAATACGCAACTTGGATTGTCCAAAATAGGTCAAAACAAGGAACGCCAGAGTTTGAAACTGTTGCTCAGGCTTATCAAATAGCCAAAAGCCAACAGAATGTAGCTCAAACTGCTATGGCGACAACTCCTGTTCCTGCTTCGTCAGGATTGGGAGATCAACTCATTGGCGTTGGTGAAACAGGATTAACTCTGTTAACTGGTGGCACTACTGGTTTGCTTGGAACTATTGGTGGCGGTATATCTGGCGCTATTGAGCAAGCAAGAGCAGGAAAATTCGGTACTCCAGAAGCCGCTAGAGCTATTCAAGAGCAAGCAATGGCTGGTGGTCAGCGTTACACCTATATGCCTAGAACTCAGGCGGGCTTAGAGCAATTGCAAGCTGTTGGTAAGGTTGCAGAGGCTTTACCTCCTGTGATTCCTGTTGTTTCTGAGGCGGGAATGCTTGCTCAATCTCTAAAACAAGCTACTCCATTGGCACAGGCTACTGCACTTCGAGGCATTCAATCTGTGCAACGAGGCGCTGAACAAACTGCACAAGCCGCACAGCGTGGTACTGGTATTGTTCGTGAAGCATTAGGTATGGAGATGCCTACAACTACTGGTGTTGGCGCTCGTACAAGTGCTGGCGCTGCCGCTACTCCCGCTGAACTACAACGAGTAGCAACTGCTCAAGGTTTGCCAGTTCCTGTTGATTTGACCAAAGGCGCGGCTAGTCGTGAGGCGGGTCAGTTGGCATTTGAAAAAGAACAGATCAAAGGCCCACTAGGTGAGCCACTTCGTGCTAGAGCCGAGCAAAACAATCTACAAGCATTACAAAACTTTGATGCTTTGATTGACATGACTGGCGCTCAGACTGCGGCTATTGGCCCTGCGGCTACTGGTAATGCAGTTATTGATGCTTTGTCTCAAGGTTGGCAAGGTGCTAAAGCTAAGACTTCTGCGGCTTATCGCAAAGCAGACAACTCTCCAGAAGCCTTGATTCCTGTTAATTTGGCTAAACCAATTGAACTAGAGATTAGCGGCACTCCAACAAGTACAACATTGTTTGACTATTTGAATGGCAAGCCAACTGGTGTGCCTTCATCTGCTATTCCTGATACTGCTAAACAATATGCAGTAAAACTTGGTATTGCAACTAAAGATGCAGAAGGAAACTTAGTTCCTGTTAACTCTACTGTTAAACAACTAGAGCAATTGCGTAGAGAGATCAATGCCTCTACTGATTACGACATTGTTAACAAGCGTGAATCTGCAATTCTCAAGAACTTAATTGATGAGACAACCAAAGATGTTGCAGGCCCTTTGTATGCAGAGGCTCGTGCTTTGCGTGAATCTCAGGCTCGTAAATATGAAGGTCGTGCTGTAGTTGCTAATTTGCTAACTACTGTCAAAGGTAAAGACGATCCTAAAGTTGCGGCTAGTGAGGCTTTTAACAGAGCGATTCTTAATGCGACACCAGAGGAAGTAACTTTCTTGCGTAGGGTATTGCTGACAAGTGGTAAGAATGGTCAACAAGCAATGAAAGAGTTACAAGGTGCGACCATCAAGCACTTGGAGAATGTTGCTACTAGCGGTCTACAAACAGACTCTAGCGGTAGACCAATTGTGTCCCCTGCAAAGCTAAATCAAGCTGTTAATGCTTTGGATGCTGATGGTCGTTTGGACATTATTCTTGGTAAACAGAAAGCACAGACTATCCGTGATTTGAATGAAGTCGTGAAGTATGTTCAGACTGTTCCACCAGGCACATTGATTAACAGCTCTGGTACTTCTATGGCGCTGATGAGTGCTATGGCAGAGGCTGGCGCTACTGGTGCATTGACTGGTTTACCAG